AAAAAAGGTGAAATTGCCTTTGATGATACACAAAAGGAAATGGAAAAGGCAGCTGTTCAAGCAAGTGTATTAACAAATTCCATGGGCGCCACACAACAACAAATGAATAAAGCCGGCAATCGCGCTGCCAAAATGATGGATGATTCCATCAAAACACCATTGGAAGATGTTACGACATCAATTAGTAAACTACGTGCATCTATCGGTGCCGTGGGCGGTGATTTCACGACATTGGCAGGTGGTTTCTTAGCAGGTTTACCGGGAATACTTCAAGTTATGAAGGCATTTCCTAAATTTGGTGGATTGTTTGGTAAATTTACTAAACGTTTCAAAAAAAGTGAAAAGCTTGCTGGTGAAAACGTTACTGGTATGGTAGGTAAGTTTGGGAAGTTTGGCGGATTTCTTGGAAAATTCTTAAAATTCTTAGGGCCACTTGGACTGGCCGCTAGTGTTGTTGTGCCACTGATAATAGATAATTGGGATACGATTTCGAAATATTTAGGCAAATTTGCACCAATGTTTACTGGTATATATGACAAAATTGTCAAAGTAGTAAACAGTATTTTCCCAGGCACAACTGAATGGATTAGTAGTTTATTTGCTGGAATGACCAATAGTTGGGATTCTGGAACTTTCTTCAATGATTATGTAATAGCACCAGTATCAAATTTCTTTTCTGGAATGATGAAAAGTGTTGATGGTGGCACTTTCTTCAATGATTATATTGCGACACCTATCGCGAATTACTTTACGTGGATGTTTAAAACATATAAGAAAGGATTCAATTTACTTGATGATTATGTTATCACACCAGTTGTTGGTTTTTTTAAAAAACAATTTACAGAAGATAATTTGAAATCTGCTGGACAAATGTTGCTACATGGGATTGAAGACGCTTTTAGTGTTATATTGAAAATATTCAAGAGTGTACTTGATCCTAAAGGATGGATAAAGATTGCACGAAGTATTTTACCAGGTTTTGTAGCTAATAAATTATTTGGTAAAGAAACAAAAACACCGGCAAAAGCTGTCGCAGACAAACCAGTAACAACCACTGCTGACTTAAAAAGTCAATATATGTTTGGCCAAGCGCAATATAAGAAAATGATGTCAGACACGAAAATTCCTAAAGCAGCATTAGCAGCAATGGCCAAAACATTGGCAGCTAAACAAGATGAATTAGCAAAACGTGGTGTGAATATGACAGTAGGCAATCCTACTGCAATTCAAACATCAGCTGGTCAAGCAACTGTTGGATCAACACCAACAGCAAACACTCCATCGGTGTTAAATAATGCTGATGCTATGAAACGCCTAACCGCATTACAGTTAGATATGTCGGCTAATCAAGCTAAACAGGCCGATTTACAGAAGAAAGTAAATGCAGGAACAGCCACTGATGTTGATAAAAAGAGTTTACAAGATGTTGGCGCAGATATACACATGCAGAAGGCAATTCTTGAACAATTAAAAGAATTAGTGGCTGCAACTAAGACAAGTGTGAAGTTACAGGATTCAATTAACACTTCCAACACTAAAATCGCAAGAAAAAGTAATTAAATATAAATATAAGAAATTAGACCGTAGGGAGTCGGTATGGCCAAAACAACAGATTATTATAAAATTGTTCCAAGTTACAGAGGTGGTGCAGGTAGATTATATCAAATTGGGAACGATATTAAGACCCGGAATACTATTGATATGTATTCTGTGGCATCATCACAAACACAAACATTACGTAATACAGTAAAATTCACCGGCAATAGAATGGTGCGTTATACGTTGTATGAGCAAATGGACCGTGATATTGACGTTGGTCGGGCATTAGACACCATTGCTGATGAAATGACACCAATTAATCCAGACAACAATCTTCCATTTGATGTCCATTATAACAATGATATTGATGATGAAGTTGATGAAAGTACGGTTGTAACACTTCGTGCTGCATTACTTCGCTGGTCACGCATTCATAAATTAGACAATAGATTATGGGCAATAGTTCGCCAAGTTTTAAAATATGGTGACTGTTTTTTCATTAAAGTGAAAGTTGATGGTGAATTACATCCTAAATGGCGATTTGTTAATATCCGGGATGTTTTAGGTATTGGGGTGAATAATAATACCAATGAGATAGTGTATTATCAAATTAAAACAACATCACGCGCATTAACCAAAACACAAAAAGATGAAGCTGCTAACAGTAAAGTGGTTAATATTAAAAAAGATGATATTTTGCATTTTTCTTTATTCGATGAAACTAAAGAAACATTTCCGTTCGGTGAAAGTGTCTTAGCTAATTCATATCGTACATTTAAACAAATGGAATTATTAGAAGATTCTTTAATCATTTATAGAATTGTTCGTGCACCAGAACGACGTGTATTTTATGTTGACACAGGCAAGATGTCACCTGCAAAAAGTCACAAGTACCTTGAAAAAGTAAAAAATGATGTACGCCAGCGCAGAATACCAGTTAACAGAAACGGTGTTAAATCAGTTGATTCAACGTATAACCCAGAATCAATGTTGGAGGATATATTTTTAGCCCAACCAGCCGATGGCCGTGGGAGTCGTATTGAAACGCTAGCATCAGGTGGTAATTTAGGTGAAATGGATGATATTTACTATTTTCAAGATAAATTATTTCGTGGATTGAAGATTCCAGTTTCGTATATGGTTAATACACAAGATAACCAAGGTGCACAGATAGCAGATGGCCGTGTAGGTACAGCATATATTCAAGAATTACGTTTCGTGCGATTTACTATGCGTTTACAGGAATTACTTGATGGAACATTTGACGCGGAATTCAAACAATTTTTAGAAGAAGAAAAAATTAATGTTGATTTTGGTGAGTTTACTATTAAGTTCAATGAACCAGAAAATTTTGCAATTTATCGCGAACTTGAATTAGCTGGTGATTTGCTGAATACATTCCAAAGCGCAAATGATATTCCATTCATGTCTAAACGTTGGGCATTGATGAAATACATGAACTGGTCAGAAGAAGATATTCAAACTAATGAAGCATTATTAAAACAGGAACGTGGTATTAAGGGTACTGTCAAGAAAGATGTTACTAATCCAGATACTGGTGAAGTTACTGGTAGTGAAGAATTTGATGAAATGCGCCAGATTTATGATCCTTCAGCTAATCAAGAGTAATACTAATGCGCTTAAAAGAACGCGAAGAAGAGTTTAAAAAGCAAACAGCCCTGAAACGTCCTGACATTACAATACTTGGTGAATATAAAGGTTCTAATGAAAAGTTATTAGTGAAAGGGTTATGTGGCCATGAATGGTACACTACACCCAATAATATACGTATAGGGATAGGATGTCCACAATGCTTTAATGAACAATTGAGTAAGAAACTTACTTATACTAATGAACAGTTTTTGGATAAGTTGCGTAAGATTAATCCACACTATCATCCATTAAATGATTATGTGAAATCAACCGAATACATGAATTTTCATTGCGATATCCATGATTATACGTGGAAAATGCGGGCTGGCCACATCAAAAAAGATAGTTGTAAGCTTTGTAAAATGGAAAAGAAAGCTAAGGATATCAAAAATCAAATGCTTAATGCGAATGAAAATATAGAAATTCTTAGTGATTATGTTGATTGTTGGACACCTATTAAATATAGATGCACTATCGATGGTACTGAAATGCAAGATCGTGCTGTTGTTTTAAAAAATGGCAATGCCGAATGTCCAGTATGTAAACAGAAACAACTGGATGAAGAATTACTTGATGAATTGTTTAAATTAATACCTGATTTGGAATTTGTTGATGACTTTACTGGCCTTGATGATTCTGTCTTTGTTAAATTGAAAGATGAACCATGTACATGGGAAGACACTCCACGTAATTTGATAAAGTTGGCTAGAAAGGGGAAATTTATCAAAAATAATTATTAAAAATTAATAACTAATATTAAAAATTAATAATATTTTAGTAAATACTGAAATAAAACTGTAAATATTTCTATATATTGATATAAGGAGGAGTATGGAAATGGGTGATGAAGTAGAAAATAAAAGTGCTTTGGATCATTTAACTGATGTTTTTGATGCACAATTAAAGGATGATAATGATGCTGTTGCCAAGGATGCATTTCATCAATATGTAACAATGACAGCTAAAACAATATTAAATCCTGAAGTTGATGGTGAAATTGAAGTTAACGATGATGAAGTTGAAGCTGAAGTTGATGATGAAATTGAAGTTGATGAACTTGATCTTGATTCAATTAATATAGATGATCATATAACAGCAGACGAAGAATAATTTTTGGAGACATGGTATGGATACCAAGTTTTTAAGCGAAGACCTATTTGCGGATTCGCATTTAGTTGTAGAAGCCGCTAAAAATGGAAAGGAACTCCATCTTAGCGGCATTATGATGCAAGGTGGTGTTAAAAACCGCAATGGTCGTACATACAAAGTTGAAGATATAGGTAAAGCCGTAAATCAAATCAATGAGCGTTTGAAGAACGGTGAATCAATAATGGGTGAATTAGATCATCCGCAATCACTATCAATAAACCTTGACCGTGTTTCTCATATTATTACCGAAGCCAGAATGGATGGTAATAATGCAGTTGGAAAGATGAAGCTATTGGAAACACCAATGGGCAATATTGCCAAACAACTTATAAATGCTGGTGTTAGATTGGGTGTTAGCTCACGTGGAACTGGTAGTGTTGGTTCAAATGGTGAAGTAAATAACTTTGCATTTAATACAATGGATATCGTTGCAACACCAAGTGCGCCAGAAGCATATCCACAAGGTATTATGGAAGCATTGGAAATTGCTACAAATGGTAGAACAATAATCGAATTATCTGAAGCAGTTGGACATGATAAGACTGCACAAAAATACTTTGAAAAAGAACTTTTGAAGTTTATTCAAGGATTGAAATAATAAAAGAATTTACCTTCGGGTAAAAAAGGAATTACATATTAATTCCTGTAAAACAGCAAACTCATAGGGAGATTAAAATATGGCTAATAACACTGTTTTGAAAGCCTTGCTTGAAAACGAGTTGCTAACTGATGACGTTAAAAAAAGCATAGAAGACGCTTTCAACGCTATCGTCGAAGAACAGAAACAACTTGCTGAAGAAGCTGCAATAAAAGAAGCTGGTGAAGCTTTGAATGAAGCACTTTCTGAAGCACGTGCAGAAATGGAAGCGCAGGTTCGTACTGAACTAGCTACTAAATTCGTTGCTGAACGTGAAGAGTTGGTTAAATCTTTAGATGAAAAGGTTAAAGAACTTTTGGCTTCTGAAATTGAAGAATTGAAAGAAGACATTGATGATTTCCGTGACCTTGAAGTTGAACTTGCTGCTAAGCTTGAAACTGAAAAAGAAAAGTTAGCTGAACAATTCGCAAGCGAGAAAAAAGTATTCATCACTAAAATCGATGAATTTGTTACCGCTGAACTACAATCCGAATTACAGGAATTGCATGAAGATATTAACGCTATCAAACAAAATACATTTGGTAAGCAGATGTTTGAATCATTTGTAACAATGTATGAAGACTCTTTTGCAGATGGTGACGCACACGTTGCTTCTGTTAAGGAAAAGCTTGCGGAAGCGCAGGCAATCACTGAGGCAGCTGAAGAACGTAATAAAGAGCTTGAAGCACAACTTGCAGAAATGCAACGCATTAAAGCACTAGAAAACACTTTAGCCCCATTATCTGGTAAACGTCGTTCTGTCATGGAAAGCATTTTAAACGGTTTCGAAACTGATAAGTTTGGTACTGTGTATGCAAAAATGATTGATCGCGTTATGAACACAGTTCCTGCAAATGCAGAAGAAACAGTAACTGAATCAGAAGTTGAATCTGAAGATGCTACTGTTGAACTTGACGAATCAGATAACGTCACGGTTGTTGACGGTAACAGCCGGTTAGAAGAAGAAAGCGAATTTGCAAACGAAGAAGATGATGAACTTAATGAAAATGTTGATTATTCAATGCTTCGCAAATTAGCTGGAATAAAGTAATTAATTGTTCTTAAATTAAGGAGATAGGAAATGGAAGAACTATTTGAAAACTGGCAGGGATATAAGGATGTGCTTTTAGAAAACCTTGAAGGTACAAAGCGCGAAGTTACTGCTGCCGGCTTAGAAATGACTAAGAAATATTTAACAGAAAGTGCGACTGCTGGTGCTACAGCTGCTGGCAACATTGGCGATTTTCGTAAAATCATCATGCCTTTGATTCGCCGTACTTTACCTAACCAAATTGGTCCTGAAATTGTTGGTGTTCAACCAATGTCTGGTCCAGTAGGATTGGTATACAGCTTGCGTTTTCGTTACCGCAATGCAGCAGTTACAGATGGTACACGCCTTGATCATTCACATGACGTTGCAGATGGTGATGAAATGTTTTCACCTTACAATCTTGCATCTCAATATTCTGGTGTAAACACTGGTGAAGGTGCTCCAACTTCAACACTTGAAGGTGTAGCAGGTAATAAAGTTGACTTGCAAGTATTGAAACAAGCTGTGGAAGCGAAAACTCGTAAATTGAGCGCTCGTTGGACACTTGAATCAATGCAAGACTTGACTTCACAGCATGGTCTTGACGTTGAAAGTGAACTTGTTGGTGCACTTTCTGCTGAAATCACTGCTGAAATCGACCAAGAAATTATTCTTGACCTTGCAAATCTTGCTGGTACTGCTGAAGCATATGACCAAAACGTTGTAACAGGTACTCCACGTTACGTGGGTGATGTTCACGCGGCTTTGGGAACTGTTGTTGCTAAAGTATCTACTGAAATCGCACGTTTGACAAAGCGTGGTGGTGCGACATTTATGATCGTATCAAGTGCTGTACTTGCAGTTCTACAATCTGCTAACCGTCATGCAGATTTCCGTGGTTCATTCATGAGCTTGGATGCAGGTGCGATGGTTTCAGGTGCACACGCTGAAAACATTCAGTTAGTTGGTATCATGAACGGTGGTATTAAAGTTTATCACGACAGTTACAACATCGCTGGTAACAACACTATCGTATTGGGTTACAAAGGGCCAAACGAAATTGACTCAGGTTATTTCTACTGCCCATACATCCCATTGATGGCAACACAACCAGTTACTGACCCTAACACTTTCGAACCAGTTATTCAATTGATGACTCGTTACGGTAAAACACAATTTACTGATAGCAACACATCACTTGGTAACTCTGCAAACTACTACGGTAAAATTACTGTAGCAAACCTTGCTTGGACTTAATTGTGTAAGTGTCTTAATTGACAATGAAAAGCCGGTCTTTTGACCGGCTTTTTTATTTTATGTTATAATATAATATGACTAAAAAAATATCACATGACGAATGGTTAAATTCATTCACCAATGACTTAGTAAATGTTATCGGGAAATATACTAATAAAAGAACACCAATACTTGTAGAATGTGTGGTTTGTGGTCATCATTATACAATGTATCCAGATAGTATACGACGTGGTTCTGGGCATGATATAAACAGTTAAAATCTATATTAGATCATTATGATGCATCATTATCAGAGCATCAAAATTTATTGAATCATGGTATATAGAATTTATAATGCTGGTTTAAAACGATATGCGATGTGTAATGTTTAAATTATTTGTTGTTTTGTCATCTATTTTTGTGATATATTACACGAAATTCATATATTTTGAGAGGAAACCCTATGGATATTACAATCGATTGTGAAGGTGCCACAATAACTTCATTTTCTAGCAATACGGTGCGTGTTGAATTAAATGATATTGATGAAGCTGACATTTTAGACAAGCTTGATGAATTTAATGTTAATGATATCATTGATTCTGTTGGTGAATCGGAAATTCGTGAATGTCTTGCTGATGACTATGACGAAGAACCCGATGATAGTATATCAGAATTCATCAATCGCCATAGTGTTATGGACATTATATCAGAAATGAATGTAGATGATGTTTTGAACTGTTTCAGTAAAGCGGATTTACTTCGAAAATGTGGATCATATAACGCAGTGATGTTTTTTGGTATATCAAATCTTATTAACGAAATGAATATTGATGCTGTTATTGATGCCATCGGTGAAGATGTATTACGCGACAAGCTTAATATGGCAACATCAGTTAAACTTTAGGCATAATTTTTAGTGGGACTTAAAGTCCCACT